TTACTGCAGCATGCCCATCGCTGCTTCCATCGAATCGCTCAGGTCTTCATCGGCCTGCACGTCCAGATCGGGATCGAGGCCAAGCTTGGCGAACGCCGCAATTCCCCTCCAGTCGAGCCGTGTGAAGGGATGCTCGGTACCGACATGGCTCAACAGCTCCGCCACCTGGACGATATCCACGTAATCCACCTGGGCAGAATCCCGGGCGAAGTTCAGGTACTCGCCGGGAACGCCGGTGATAGAGACGGGAAACTCCCAGCTGCGCAGAATCCTGTCGCCAAGGCTCGGGTGGGTCTGCTCGATGATCTGGTCGAGGACGGCTGGATCGGCCAGCAGTTCGTCGTGGGTTTCCGCATAGGTGAGGATGGGCAGAACGCCGATCCGGCTCACCAGGCCGGCCAGGGTCGCCTGGTCGGGCACCAGGCGGGTGTAATGACGGCAGAGCATGTAACAGATGCCGGCAACTTCGCTGCTCTTCCTCCAGACCTCACGCATCTTGCGGTCTACCACAGGTGAAGTCGCCTGGAACATCTGCTCCATGGCCAAGCCCGTGGCCAGGGTGCAGGTATAGTTGATGCCCAGGCGACTGATGGCTGTCTGCAGGTCGGTGATTTCCCTGTTGGTACGCATCAGCGGATTGTTCGCCACCTTGATGAGCCGTGCGCTCAACGCCGCATCGTGTCCGATCACTCTCGCCAGGGCGCCGATGCTGATCTCCGGATCACGCGCAGCCTCACGCACCTCCAGCGCCGCCTCGGGCAATGTAGGCAATATCAGCTCATCGTTATCGATGGCCTCGATCAATTCCCGCTGAACCTTCTCGGCAAGCTCGCCCATCTCGTTTCTTCCCGCTCCTACTCATCAGTCAAGTTCGATCTCAGCAAAAGCATTCTGCCACCAGCCAAGATACGGAACTCATTGAGCAATCACGAAATTCGCATGTTACGAACCCTGGAGCAAATCAAGCCCCGGCCGCATAGCATTGGCACGAGCGATGAAATTATCGATCCAGATATGCTGGAGATCGGCGCCCTGGGTTAATACCGGGCGGAGCCATCCCAAACGCCGAGCCGACACCAACGGGCAAAGCGCTTGAAGACACTGTTCCATGAGCCAAGGCGGCAGGGAAACATCCACTATCGGGCGCCGCTGCGCAGCAGCCAGAGCACTGCCTCGACGAACCAACGACAGTTGGGAGCTGATCGTCGAATGCCTTTCGTGGCATTCAGCAGGCTTTGTATACGGACCAATAGGGAGAATTGAGGACCAAGCTAGAAATTTCAGATCAGATGAGGATCAACTTGAATCGCTGAAGCCCTTGATCTTACTGGTGCCCGGAGCCGGGATCGAACCGGCACGCTGTTGCCAGCGAGGGATTTTAAGTCCGGCGCCAAACCCAGTAACCATGTGGCCTGCGCTCGTTTTTCCGGTCCGCAATCCTATCAAGACGTGGCTGATCCAAGCCAGTATTTACGCGGGCCCAAAAATCATTGCGGACCGTATTTTTCGGAAAAAACCTCACAAAACGGGAAATTACTCACCCGCTTTCAGCACCCTCCTCGCCCGTCCGGGCACCTCAATCCCTCCACCGGCGGCGCGCTCAAGGTTGGGAATAGCCCTCACCCAGTCATACAGACAGCCAAACCGATCCGCTGTAGGCTTTCCTCTAAAACACCAAAATGACATCATAAGAAAGCCAATCAAGGAAAGACGGGGATCTGTATGGATATGAATCTCGCCAGACTTCGAAAGCTGGCTGCTGAGCACGGTGACGCCGGCTCGCCAGATGCTCGCGATGTCCTGATCCTTACGTTTTTGCAGGAACTCAATCTCGTCTTGGCGAAGCCTGTCATCGACGCCATGTCGGATGTGGAAGTTCGCCAATGCTATGTCAAATGGACTCAGGCCATCCTGGTCGAAGCAACCATGAAAGACCGACATGAATGGCTGGTTCGAGGCGTGCGGCTCGTGCTCTCGGATTACACAGAGCATCCTGTAGAACCTGCAGAAAAAAACTGCCGACCAATGTTGTTTCGTTGACGAAATAAGCAATACCTCAGCATCTTCCATCTTCTTTCACTTCGGCGTGATCGTGTTCATCCGCTTCCAGCGATCCGCCGTCCGCAGCGTGCCCAGGCCGAGCAGCCCGAACACCAGCTCGAACAGCACCTCGTCGAGCGACGGCAGCGGTGGGACATCCACGGCGCCGGCCACGGTCAGCAGCCACGGCAGCAGCGGCCTGACCTGGAGCTCGTAGGCGAGGCCGGCAACACAGGCGTAGCCGGCCAGCGGTCGCTCGCCTACCGCACAGCACCTTACGGCTTATTCAGCACAGTACCTTCCGTCGCATTGCATCGCGCACTGCGTCTGAAGTTGGCTCAGGTCAAACATTCCGCTGCTCCACTGCCCTAGGGTACCGGCTTGAGCGGCCGCCCTGAGTGTGTCTAGACCTTTGCTGGTCCGTGGTAGCGCAACGAGAAGTATTAGTCGCCCCTCTTGCTCGTCATGCCCCCACCAAACCAGCTCGAAGGCATAGCCGATGAATGGAATCCTGATACTCGCGATTGTCGCTCTGGTCTATTTGTTCCTGTCCGCCCTGGTGATGCTCCTGCTCATAAAGCTGATATCCCATACCTTGCAGAGCCGGGCCAGCCCAAAACCTGAAGAGAACTCCAACGACCGTCAGCCTGCCTTGCCGCAAGACGAGCGAGAGCGGGAAATCCTTTCCACGCCTCTCCCCGACACGAAACAAGACGAGACTCCCCGTCCTCCCGCCCCCCCAAGGCCTCCTCCCCGAATCCCCTCTCTCTCTGGCAGTTCATCTTCCCGGCCAAGTATTGGACGTGATCGCGCTCACCCGCTTCCAGCGATCCGCCGTTCGCAGCGTCCCGAGGCCGAGCATTCCGAACAGCAGCTCGAAAAGCACGTCGTCGAGCGAGGGCAGCGGCGGCACATCCGCAGTGCCGGTCACCGTCAGCACCCACGGCAGCAGCGGGCGCAGCAGAAACTCGTAGGCAAGCCCGCCAACGCACAGCCAACCCGCCGCCGGACGCCACCCGGACTTGAACAGGCTTGACTGTGCCGCCTCGATCTCGTTGATCTTGGCTTGAGCGAGGCTGGTCTGCAGGGCCGCATCCAGTTCCTTGAACGCGCCTTCCCGCTCGAGCGAGAGCAGCTCGAGCTGCACTTTGGCCTTCTGTTCGGGGTCGGGGATCAGCCGGTCGAGCAAGCCGGCGACGGTCGGCAGCAGCGCCGTGGCGGTGGAGAGCATGGTCATGCCGGCACCCCGCCGCACGCCGTGTACATCGCCAGCAGCTCGCCGGCATCCCGCTGCTCGGCGTGACGCTCGTCAGCGTAGATCTCCAGTAGGCTTGCCAGCCGGTGCTCGCGCTGGCCGTAGCCGGCACCCGGAAGGCTGGCCCAGATCGGGGAAGCCTTGGCGATAGCTTGCTCGATGCGTCCCTGCTGGATCAGCGGCAGCGCCCCGCACTCAGTCAGCAGCTTGATCGCAGCCAAGTCCTGAGCCTCGGGAATGAAGCGCCCGCGGAACCCGTAGTTGCGCACGATGGCGTCCCAGGTGCGAGCCAGGAACTGGTAGCGCCCGGCAGCCGTCGAGTGGACTTTGTAGCGCGGCAGCCAAATCGAGCGGCGCGGGTGCGCGCTGTAGTCGCTGAACATCTGGCCACCGACCAGGATGTTGTAGCCGTCGTCGCTGGCCTTGATCGTGCTGGTCCCCTCTGACCAGGCGAGCATATCGAGGAACGCGAGTGTGTTGATGCCACCGGCTTCGGCGGCAGAGAGTCGGGCCATCAGCTTTCTCCAGGCAGCAGCGCGAGCACCGGGGCGATGACCAACCGGCGGATCTCGGATAGGGTCATGGTGTCTCCTTAAACGAAAAAACCCGCACAGGGCGGGCTCTCAGCAAACGATTAAAGTCCGGCGGGGGCCGGGTATTCAGAATTTCCGTGGATTGACGTCGAGCAGCTTTAATGATTTGGGAGCGGGTAGCGCACCTTGATCTCGGCGACCTTGGCCAGCCAGGCCGTGTAGTCCGGATCGGTGCCGGCGATCACCGCATCGTATTCAGCCTCGAGTCTCAGCGGATCTGACTCCAGCCGGTATGCACGCGATCGCTGTGCCAGGACGGCGTGCCGCTTCTGTTCGGCGGTGGGCTCCGGCGGGTTCTGCAAGGTGGGCCTGCCACCAGCGCCAGGCTTGATCAGCTTCCCGGCAGACTGCCCGGCCAGCAATTCGGCGTGCTGCTCGCGCGTGACTTCCACCGCGTCGGCAGGCATGGCCTTGTTGATCGCCGAGTCGTAGAACCCGTTGGTCGTTGCGCTATACAAAATTCCCATCTCAACCTCACCGACCGACGGCAATGTAGTTGTAAAAAAGGCCGCTTTCGTACAGCGCACCGCCACCGGCAAGCACTCGGGCCCCGCTAACTTTGAACCCAGAAGGGATCTTGTTTGCGCATCCGTAAACGGTCGGCTGAACTGTTGGGCCCCACCCTGCCGCCGCTGACTCCATGACGATGACCGCCCATACCTCGTCCGGGAATGTCACGGGAAAAACCACGTCGTCAAGGTTGCCTGTAGCGGTTGTCCCGAAACCCCACTGCAGAACGATATCCCCGATCTGGCGAAACCCATTCGGCGTGAGCGATCTCATGCCGCCCGCCTGCGCGGCAATAAGCGCTAGGATCGCCGCCAGCACCTGATCCTGATCGCCCTTGACCGGCGCGATGCTGGCCGCGGCCAGGATGCTGATCAGCTCCTCCTGCATATCGTTCAGCCAGGCGGCGGATACCGTCGTTGCCGGAACTCCTCCTGCCACCGAACCCTCGGTGAATTGGTGGTCTGCCGTCGCCGACGGGACGTCTATTCGATGCATGTGTTCAAAACCTCGCTTGATCGAGTTGCCGGTCAGCCTGCCGTGTAGCCGACGAGCGCTCGCGGATCTTCGACGGGCCGAAACTCGACCGCGCCGATCTTGACCACCAGGTCGCCAGAGGCGCCTTCCGTGGTATTGCCCAGGACGATGTCGACGCGCCAGCGGAACGTCGGGTTGGCCGTGGAGACGCGGATAGCCGGGGTTTCCAGCAGCCCTTTATATGTCCGGTTCGGCCAGCGGACCGCCGGCGTCGTGTACTGGTCGGGGCTCATGTCCGAGACCGTCACTCCCCCGGTCACGTCCCACAGCGTCAGGGTCACGCCCCGGATGTAGGCGTGCGCACTGATCTCCACCTCGCACGACGCCTGCAGCCAGGTGTCGACCGGGAACGTCGTGGCCATGTCGGCGTTGGCGGTGCGGAAGCGGGCGGTCGTATCCGTGCTGCCGGGGGTGATGGTGATGACCTGATACTCGCCGCGGCCGTCGGCGCGCGCCTCCTTGCTGCCGACGACGGCTCCGCCGCCGCTGACCAGCTCGATCCGCATGTTGTTTGCGACGGTACCGGTTGCGCCGGTCACCGAACCTCCCGTCCCGAGGCAGAACGGGTTGCTCAGGAGGTTCCCGAACGGGTTGTTGGCCGCACTGTACTGGTCGTCCTGCGCCCACACGCGCGGCTGGGCCGGCGGCAGGATGTCGGCCAGGAAGTTGGCGAAGTCTTCGCCGACCGCCACGCCGCCAGGGGGCGCCTTGTGCAGGCCGTCGTTGGAGTAGCCGGCTTTCGGGACGACGTAGGAGCCTGTCAAATCGGCCCAGGCCCCGTTCCAGTCATAGAGCCAGCACGCCTCTCGTCCCTTGCAGAAGTCGCGAGAGCGCTGGTTGATCCAGGCGGCCTTCTGCCGCTTGACGTCGCCGCCCGGCCATTGAGCGATGCTGCGCGCCAGGATCGGCAGCAGGACCACCGGGATGCCCAGGCCCAGGTAATACTCCGCCATCGCCTCGCGGGCGTCCTGGATCTCCGTGGCGGTCAGCGTAGCGATATCGTTCGTGCCGCCGTCAATGACGATCATGTCGCAGTCGACCGCCGCGGCGAGGAACTCCTTGCGGGCTGCGATCTGCACAATCGTCTGGCCGGACACGCCGGCATTCAGCCCCCGAAAATACCGGGTGGCACCCTCGACCTGACCGGGCTCCCATCCGGTATAGACGCTCGGGTCATACCAGACCGGGGTGAAGAAGCGCCCGCGTGAAAAGAAGCGCGCCCACGAGATCCAGCCCCGAGATGAGTGCGAGACCTGGCTGCTGCTCGACTGGATGTTGTTCTGGATAAGGCTGGTGCCGATGAAGCCCAGGCGCACGCCGCGCCGGAAACCGCCGCCCCCACCGCCACCTGCCGCCGAGATGGTCACGACGCCGGTCGTCGGGTTGACGTCGAGGCTGACGTTGCTCCCCTGTGCGATCGTCGCGCCGATTATCGCCCGCATACCGGCCGCCACCGCCGCCATCTCGGTAAGGGGCTGCGGCGAGCCATCGGCCTGGCCGACCCAGACTTGCCCGTCTGCGAGGTTCGTGGCGAACTCGCCAACAAGCAGCGTCGTCGGTGCGACGCCGCTGGTGGTTTTGCGGCGATGCTGGTACCGATCAGCCATCAGAAAGTGCCTCCATCATAGATAGTGCCGGTGGCGGCATCGAAGTCGCCGCCATCGATCACAGTTGTCGTGGCGGCCTCAAATTCACCGCCGTCGATGATCGTGGTCGGCGGCAGGCCGTTGTCGTTGTCGAGCAGGATCAGCTGGCCATTGCCGCCGCCGTCGGTGATGGGGATGCCTTCCACCGTCTCGCCCAGCCAGTTGCGGACCAGGGCCGCCTTGGCGCAGTTGGTCACGATGACGCCACGGGCGGCGCCGTCGGCCGAGCAGCCTTGCATCCGCAGGTCGCCAATGCCGCGGAACTCGAAGGCGTGCTGGCCCGGCACGTAGGCCATGTCCTCGACGTCGTTGCCCTTGCAGATCAGCTTGGGGAGGTCCCACACGACGACGGGGCCGCACTCGCGGAAGGTGTTGCGCTTGAGGATCAGCTCGTCCCAGTAGCTGTTGCCGTCGTAGTTCTCGACGTCGAGCGGCTCGACGGCGCGGATCACCAGGTTGTCCGAGAACTCCACCCGGTTCGCATGCTGGTTCGGGTTGCTGGTGTTCACCTTGTAATGGCGGAAGGCGATCTGCACGTCCTGGATGGTGTTTTTCCGCAAGACTGTGTCTCGGCTGGACGGCGACACGTCGAGCGCGGCATGCAGGGCGCCCAGGTAGCCCGAAATCCAGTTGTCCTCGATGACCGTGTCGTGGTCGCCGATCACGTGCGAGGTATTGCCATTGCGGATGCCGCCGCCGTTCGTGACGCCAGGCGAATGCCGGTTGCTGCGGGTGACCGTGTTGTGGTGAATCCAGGTCTTGACGCTGTTCGCGCCGTGCACGTCGATACCGCTGATGAAGTCGTCGCCGCTGTAGTTATGGGCAATCTCGTTCAGGGTTCCGGTCTGCACCAGGTAGTTATGCCGGCAGCCGGTCGCGTGGCTGTGCTTGATGCTGCAGAGGGTCGAGTAGTACAGGGTCAGGCCGTAGCCCTCTGCCGACTCGAACCGATATGCGTCTCGCACTCGCGCATTGATGATGTGGCAGTCATAGCTGTAGCCGACGCGTACCGCCGCGCCGATCCGGCCCGCAATGCCGTCGATCAGATCCGCCTGGATCGTACAACGGTCACCGTAGTTGATAGCCAGTGCCGAGTTGCGGCGGTTCGGCTGCGGGGCAGCCCACGACATGCCGGCGCGCAGGATGATATGCGAGTTGACTACCGGGGCCATGACGGCAACACCAGCGCCCCAGGCGACGGGGAAATCCCGTTCAAGGTGGCGGTCGAAGGTCAACGTCTTGGCCACCGGATCGACCGCCACGATCCGGGCGATTTCCATATTGCAGGCTGAGCGCAGGTTCGATGCGACAGGCGCCATCATGTCGGCTTCGGTCCTGGCGTCGCTGATGTAGCAGAGCTGCCCGACAGCAAAGACGTCCGTGCTGGCGACGGTGACCATATGCGGGCGCTCGCCCGGGGCCACGTCAACGGTCAGCGCGGAAAATGCGGCAATGGAGATCGTGGTCCCGGTCGTCCAGTCCGACGGCCATTCGCTGCCCGGATAGGCCGGCAGGAATGTTTCGTCCGGCTCGTCCGCGCACGTGATGTCATCCCCGTTGATCGCGATGACGGTGGTGACTTGCTTGGTGAACGCTTTGCCGTATCGGTCATTTTCCTCGCGCACCACGATCTTGTCGTCGAGCTGCAGGAACGCACCTTCCCCGGCACGCAACGGCAGGACCATGCGGCCCTCGGCGTCAACGGTACTGGCCGAGCGCAAGGCCAAGTTGTCGTTGACCATGCCTGGGCGCTTCACCTCCAGCAGGCCGCCGTTGATGCGGATCATCTCGGCCGGCCCACAGAGGATCGGGCTGCGGAAATCCAGGGTGAAATGGCTCGTCTCGACGGGGAGCGGGCGGTTGATGTAGATCGGATCGCCGGGGTTCTGCGCGGCGATGATCAGTTGACCGCCTTCGGGCATCGACTCGATCGCGGTCAGGATGGTACCGGTCTCGTCGATGCCGAGGCCGCCGACGACGCCGAACCAGGTGGCGTAGACCGGGCCCTCGTACTGTCGCCTCCACCGGCGCCCCTGGGCATCGACGATGAGCGTGCCGTTGTTGTCGGCGCTGGTCGTGTCCCCTGCGCGGTGCTGGAAGAATCCGGTGATGCCCGGTTTGAGAATGCGCACGATCGACAGGGGGCCAGTGTATGCGCGCAGCGCCGCATAATCCTGCAGCGCGGCAGCGCTGTCGACGAGGGCATTGCCTTTGTCTTTCAGCCACTTCGCCAGCGACGGGATGAGGCCGCTCAGGGTCTGCACTTCGGTCTGGTCGTCGCCGTTGGCGACGTCGAACATGATCTGGCTTGCCGGCTCCGCCTTCAGCACAGCCTGAAGCAGCCGGTCATTGAGATCCGCCGGATCGCTCATCCTATGTCCTCGGGAAGTATGAAGTTTGCGTAGTGCCAGAGCCGGTCGGACAGCAGGTACGCCTGCTGGATCTCGAGCGCGCCGTAGCCATAGAGCACGATCGTGTGGGCAGGCTTGAGCTGGTCGATCTTGCACTCGAGGGTGTCGTTGCCCCAGGTGCGCAGCGGCTCGCCGGCAGCGGACAGGCCGGCGCGGAAGGCGATGACCGTCGTCTCGTGCGTGTTGAGCCGCCAGGTATGAACCCAGTCGCCGCTTGTCAGCGGGTCGCCGGCTTGCGACATACCGGCGCGAAAGGGCCGGAACTCGCTGATGTTCACCTCGTAGCCGAGCGCCCGCGCCACCTCGATGAAGTAGGCCGGGCTCTGGCCGCCGGTGGCCGTGAGCTTCGATATCAGGGCGTTGCGACGCCCCTGCAGGGTCGTCTCGAGCGTGCCGGTGCAGTTGTCCGGCAGACCGGCGACGCGCTCCCAATCCGCCAGCAACTCACTGGTACTGAGCGGGTTCGCCTCGATGATCAGGCGTTCGCCCCGCGCATCGATGCGTGCCAACTCCTGCGCCATGCCATCGAGCAAATCCTCGAGGCGGGTACCGTGCTCGCGCGGGAAGGCGATCCCGGGCGGGAGCAGCGCTTTCAGCTGCTCCCGGTATTCTGCAGCTGTGCGCGGCATGATGACTTCCTAGAGCGCCTGGAACGTAACCGTGCCGAGCACAGCCATTTCCCCGGCCGCATGCGTGACGTTCGCGCCCGGCGTGATGATGGAGTTGTCGCCCTCGCCGGCGGCGATCGATACGGCTTCGCGCAGCCGGCTGATCAGGATGGTCCCGCCAGGCTGGGCTTCGCGAGTGAGCAGGTCCTGCAGCTCGGCCAGCACCGCCTGCTGAACGCTGGCGGTGTTCGGGTCGAGCGCGATGGTCATGTCCAGCGGCGTAGCCGTAGGCGCGGCGACGAACACCTCGGCGGTGACAGGCCGCCGCCTATCGATATGGGCCTGCACCTCGGCCACCTCGGCGGCATCGGGGATGATGCTCACGGGGTCGTCGTCGTTGACGAACAGCACCGTCACGGTGCCGGCCCCCAGCTGCATCGGATAGACCCACACACGCGTGACGCCCGGCACTTCCAGCGCCCACAACACATAGTCAGCCTCCGCGCCGCCCTGGGGCGGGTTGCGGATGCGCTGTAGCAGGCGGGCGAGCAGGCGCTCGTCGCTCTCGACGTCGTCGCCGCCGGTGATACCGCCGGCCGCCACCGCCGCGCTTGATTGCGCGCCAGCGATCGGCGAGATCAGAAACACGCTGGTGCCCGCCGCCAGGTTGCCGTCCGTGCCGGCCACGCTCGCCTCGACGGCGACGGTGGCCGAACCGCCGGCGATGGTTGCCGCGGCCTGGGTGGCGTACTGCACGCCGTCCTGGCGCTGGACGATCGTGCCCGCCGGGATCGCCGCACCGTTCGTCCCGGTGAACGTGACCGAGCCCTCGGCGAAGGTCGCCGCGTTGCGGGTGATCCCCCAGATCGCCGCCCAGCGCTGCAAGTACTCGCGCTCGGCGGTATCCGGCAGGGCCTGGCGCGCGACCCAGTCGATGTATCCGTAGAGCAGGTGCGCCGCGCCGGCTTGGGCACGGCCGATGATCCCCAGCAGGGAGCGGCGCAGCACGGCGCCGGCGACCCCAGGGAGACGGGTGCCGATGTCGGCGACGACGCGGTCGATGATCTCGGCCAGGGAGGGTCTGGCGAACGGCATCAGGCGGCCCTCTTGGCGGCCTGGGCCGACCACTCGTAGTTGTACCGGTACTGCACCCGTTCGCCCTGCGGCCTGTAGAGGTCGACGACGATCAGCATCCAGCCCATGGAAAGGTGCGACGCCGCCACGTCGATGCGGGTGGCGACGCGATCCTCGATCATCCAGGCCAGGGCGTCGCGGCAGTATTGCTCGGCCCGCGCCAGCGTCTGCGGCAGCTGCTTCTCGCGCGCCAGCAGCCAGAGCAGCGACCCGGTCCGGTCGCCCTCGACGAACGGCTGCACGTCGCCCCAGTAGCCGCGCAGGTCGTCCTGCGGCAGCTCCGGCGGAATCTGGTCCGGCTCGGCCCGGCGGTCGGTGAACAGGCTGATGATGACGGCGGTCTCCAGACCGTCGTCGCGGGCCAGGTCGAGCCCGTCGAGCAGCAGGTCGCCGCCCGCCTCCGTCATGACAAGCGCAACGTCTGCCATCAGTTCGGTGCTCCCGTCGTTCCGCCGCTGTCGCCCTGGTGGGTGTGGGTGCTGCCCACGTCTTTCCCGTTGTTGGTGAGCGCTCCGGTGATGGCTACATTGCCGGCGATGGTCACGTTCGGCGCGACGATCTCCAACGCCTGGACCGCCGTGATCTGCACGCGGTCGCGCAGCAGCTGGATCTTGTTGCCAAGGTCGTCGTACATGGCCACCTCGCCCGGCTGCAGCTTCAGCCGGTAGCGGCGGTCGTCCACCACCAGTGCGATCCCCTGCTCGCGGTTGCCAGCGACGAACGCGATGGCCGCGTCGGCGCCCGGGTGCGGGTGCGCGGTGAACCCATAGTTCTGCATCCGCTCGACCCCGTCGCGCAGCTCACCGCGCAGCAGCTCGACCTGCAGCGTCTGGCGTGCGGTGCTGTCGCTTACGGCGCGCAACACCCCACGGGCGAACGCCATCATCACCCGGTTGCCCAGGGTGCGAATCTGTTGCTGCATGCTCACTTCTTCTTCTCCTCGCCGAGGGCCTCTTTCCACAACTTGCCGTCGTCGTCTTTCTTGCCGGCCCTCTTGGCGGCAGTGCTATCCGGCGGCTCCGGCGCGAAGGCCTGCGGGCTGACAATGTCCAGCTTTGCCTGGGTCCCGCCGTCGTCGCGGGTGAACGTGACCTGGCGGATCATCATCTCGCCCTCCATCCGCAACCAGGACGAGCGGACAGTGACCAGCATGTTCGGCAGCCACAGCGGGCCGCCCGGGTACTGGCGCCACCCCTGCACGGTGATCGAGGCCGTGGCCGATTTCCCGATCCGGGTGTTCGCTTCCCAGGCAGCACGATCCTTCGCGGCGTTCGCCGTGCCATCTGCCTCGGCGATGACCAGCAGCGGCCGATAGCGCTTCACGCCGCTGTCGGTCACCGCGCCCTCGATGTGCGCCTCGGCCTCGCCGTCGGTCGCCTCGCTCCAAGAGGTCTGTGCCTTCACGGTGTATTGGTTGAAGCGCTGCGAGTGATCGATCGAGCCGGATGCTTCCTTGATGTTCTCGCCCTGCACCAGCGCCACGGAGGCGCGCTGCGTGCCGGCACGGGTCAGCAGCAGGCCGCCGGCGCCATCCGGCATCGCCAGCAGCTTCCGCTGCCGGGCATAGCGCTCGATCGCCTCGAATGCGGTCTCGCCCTGCTGGAGCTTGATGACTTGGAACGGCTCGCCGACCGGAACGTCCGCACGCACTGCGATGCCGAACGGCTTCGCGATGATCTGCGCGAACTTGAGCAGATCGATGTTCTTCCACTCGTCGGGGCTGTGCACCGCCGAGCAGTCGATCAGGTCCGCCGTCTTGTCGCGGCCCTGGATGTTGATGGTGTGGGTTTCCGGTCCATACGAGGGCCGGAAGATATCCACGTAGCCGATCACCAGCGGCACGCCGCCCAGGCGTACCTCGCAGGCGTCGCCCGGCAGGATCGGCCAGGCCAGGGCTCGACCTGGGCGGCCATGCCGGCGCGCCCTTCCCAGCGCTCGGTCAGCGTGACAGTGAATGCGCTGCTTGCCGCATCCATCGCCCGGGTAACGCCCAACTCTGTCCAGCCGGCATAGGACAGGCCGTTCACGCGCAGTTCGAGATCATCCATCCGACAGGACCTCGAGCTGCTGGCCGCCCGGCAGGAATCCCGGGTGGTGCGGCTTGTTGCGGCTCACAATTTCGTCCGCCCGGCTGGCGTCGCCATAGAGCTTGTACGCCACCAGCAGCGACGGCAGCGTCGCCGGCGGTGTGTACTCGACCAGTTGCGGCAAATCCACCTCGGGCTGAGGGATGCCGCGCGCCACCTCCGTGCGCAGCGCGCCGAGCGTCACATAGGCCTCGTCGTTCCCAGTGCGCTCCATCTCCGTGTCGATCAGCTCGACCAAGGTCTGGCGCGCGCTGTTCGCATCCTGATAGCTCGGATAGTCGACGGAGACGGCGGCCCGGGCCGCCGCCGGCAGCGATACCTGCCGCACCAGCTCGTTGAGCGCCTTATGGTTCATGGCCTGCTGCCGGCGGCTCGGCGTGTTGGTCAGCCCGCTATAGGGCGCCGACACCTGCTCCATCAGGCCGACGAACAGAGCCCCCGCATTCTCGCCATAGGCATCGCTCGCCAGATCGACCATATCGATGAGACGGCTCGCCAACTGCTCGGGCTGTTGCACGATCGACATGGCATTGTCCGCCAGGTTGCGCAGCGCGCGGCTGAACGACGCCGCCGCCTCGAGCTCGCCGGCCAGGTTGATCCCCCCGGGCGCGCCCAGGAAATCCGTGATCGCCTGCAGGCGCTGCGTCGCGGCCTCCAGCACGAAACCGGGGAATCCCTCCGTGATGAATCGCTCGACGAAGCCTGCCTGCGCGGCAGAGATAACCGAATTGCCGGCCCGGCTGATCGCGTTGACGCTGTCGGTCACTGCGCGCGGATAGGACGCCTCGCCCGCTTCGAGGAAGGTGATCGACACCCGGCACATACCGCCGTTCTGACTGGTCTCGTTGACGCTCAGCCCACGGCAGACGACGGTCAGCTCTCCCCGGTACGGATGCACCAGCTGGCCAGGGCCGGGCGTCTCGCACGCCTCGATCAGGGTGTCTCGCTCGAGGTGATAGTTTTCGCCGACCAGATAGCCAGTGACCGTGAACTCCCGGGCACGGCGCCCAAGATCCTCGGTGTAGGGCACGTCGCGCAGCGCATGTTCGTGCACGGCCTGCCGGCGGCCATAGGCGCTATCGGCGGACTCGACCTTGAACGTTGCGCCGCGAAAGAAGGCGGAGCGGTACGTGTCGCGCCAGGTCATGGAAGCTCCGGACTATGAACTGCGTTTTTGGCTGCCTTGCGGCAAGACAAAAAGCCCCGGCAGTTGCCAGGGCCCAGAAAAGAAAAAGCCCGCACAGGCGGGCTCTCATGGAAAGTTTTGGCTAGAGGTCATCCCAGCTTTCGATGTCCTCATCCCAGCCGTCTTCATCTTCTGGATCCAGTTCGGCTAGCTTGGCATCCAGAGCTTCGTCAACGAAATAATCGAGTCCATCGTCATCGAGCTGCTCCAAAGACTCATCGGCCTCCTTATCGAGCAGCCCTTCATGCTCAAGATCAAGGACGTCTGCTTCCATCCACATGGTCGCTCCAGTACATGGCACTCTAACGGACAGTTTGTATGTATGGGCATCACGGCCTGAATCAAGTGGTGTCAGCCCAGTGCATGGATCCGAGAATCTGCTGTTATGGTGCCGCCATCGCGTAGCCGAGGTTCGTGTCGAACTGCGCGCCGCGGCTGCCCTGCGTCTGCACCCGGGTCCCTGGCGGCAGGTTGTTCATGTCCACGCGCACGAGTACCTCTTGCGGCTCGTTGCGCACGGTGGCAGCAGCCTCGCGGCCAATCTCGGCCGAGCGGCGCCCGATGTCCGTCGCGGCGGCCGCGGCGCCTGTCGTCTCGGCCGCTCCGATTGCAGGAGCCATTGCGCCCCCCTCGATGCCGAGCAGCCCGCGCATCCAGTCCGGCAGCGCCCCCTTGACGGCCTGTGCCGCGGCGGAAATCTTCTCGCTCAGGATGGCGGCGATGTCCCAGCCGGTGAAGTACTTCACCAGCCCGTTGAACGCCTCCATGATGAGGCCCACCGGGTTGTACTCGCGCCAGGCCGCCAGCAGGCCGAGCAGGAAGTTGTCCCGGAAAGCGGCTCGCACGTCCTCGAACTTCTGCGTCCACCAGGCGCTGATCTGGTCCCAGTTGCGCACCAGCAGGTATCCGGCAGCCGCAACCGCAGCCAGGCCGGCGACGATCCAGCCGATCGGCGTGGCCAGGATCGCGGTGCCCAAGCCGTAGATCGCGGTACCCAGCGCATAGATGCTGGTCAGCAGCCAGCCGCCGATCATGGCGCCCAGCACGCCCAGCACCACATTCGCGCCGCCGAAGGTATCGACCAGCCAGCCTGCCGCCTGGACAACCGGCTGAATGCCGGCATAGAGATCGCGGAACAGGCCGACCATCTGGTCGAGTCGCTGCGGCAACTTGTCGGCAAAATCCTTGGCGAACGCCTCGATCTGTGGTCGGTACTGCACCAGGATCTTGGAGAACTGCTGCCCCAGCTTCGCCAGCTCCGGCAGCACCGCCGCAGCAATCGTGTTCCGCACGCCAATCAGCGACGATTGAAACACGCTCAATTGAGCGTTGAAGTCGCTCGCCGCCTTGACTGTTTCGGAACTGAGCACGACGCTCAGCTCGCGGGCCTCTCCGCGCAGTTGCGCGACACGCTCGGCGCTCACGCTGACGAACTCGGCCAGTTGCTCACCGCCCTGGCCACCGAACAACTCGTCAACCAACCTCTGGCGCTTGGCGACGTTGTCCACCTTGCGTAGCTGGGTCAGCACCAAATCGAACAAGGCCTCGGTGTTGCCCATGGTTGCCTTGATCTGCTTGTCGCTGAGCCCGATCCGCTTGAACGCCTCTTCCGCACTGCCTTCGCCGGTCACGGCGTATTCGTCGGCGCGCAGGCTCAGCTCCTTGAGGCCATCGAGCAGTGCATCATTCTCGACGCCGTATGCCTTGGTGGCGTACTGAAGCTCCTGCAGGGTCTCGACCGGAACGCCGAGACGCGCCGAGAACTTCCGCACCTCGCCCCCGGTTTCGGCTACCGAAGCCCCTATGCCGATGATCGCCGCCGACGCGGCCGTTGCCATCGCCGCGATGCCGACACCCACGGTCGCCACACGTTTGGCGAGGTCGCCGACCGCCGTGCCCACGTTGCGAAACGACTGCACCAGCACTGGCAGACCGCTGCGGTTGGATAGATCGAGGAGACGGTCGCGGATGCCACCGGTAGCCTGGCCGATGCGGCCCAGCATTCCGCGCAGCGGCCTGGTGACCTGGTCGACCGCGCGGATGATGATGTTCAGCGGGTATTGCTTTTCTGCCATGACACCCACTCCTCTGCGCGCTCGAGCCAGAACGTCAAGTCATCGAGATCGAACTCCCAGACCTCGGAAGGCTGGATGCCCATCACCTTGACGGCGACGGTTACGGCTTTGGCCCAGTCCCGAGGTGCTTGAACAAAAAATCGTTCGCCTCCTGGATGACGACCGACTGGTCCTCCTCGGCGAACTCCTCGAGTACGGTGACCGGATGCCCGATCATCTTGGCGCCCAGGTCGATCAGGGTGCCGAAGTCGAGGTTGACCGACACCTCGCCCTTCGCATCCGCGCCGGCGCGGAGCGTGCAGCTGCGCAGATGCTTCAGCTTGCGGGTGATCGTCACCTGCGTGATGGTCTCGGTCCCGAACTGCACCGGCTCGGTCAGGATATAAACGCGCTCTTTCGCCATCAGCGGATCTCCTCGCCGGACAGACCCTCGAAGCGGAACGCGCCGTTCCCCTCCTCGGTGTTGAAGGTGCCCTCGGAGGCGTACCAGGCGTTGCGCAGGACGACGACCTTGCCGTTCGCCAGTTCCAGGGTGACGGTGGCATCGGTCAGGTTCTGCAACGTCTCGAGGCTGATCTCGCGGCGGTCGCGGATCTCGCCTTCGATGAACGGGATCTGCGGCGTTTCGCTGTAGCCGTGGACGCCATCCGGGCCGACCAGGCCTGCCCGCAGCGGCTGGCCCAAGTTGTAGGTGAAGTTGCCGACGGCGTTGTAGATCTCGCCGTCGACCTTGATGCTGATGGTTCCGCCGAGGCGTGCCATTGCTCGATTCTCCGATGCAGGAAGTTCGGCCCGTTACAGGCGGAACTGGATTTTGTTCGCGATGATCCGCAGCTGGTTGACCAGATCAGGCGGAAGCAGCAGGTCCAGGCGGTTCGGGTCGCTGGCGTTGCGCTCGGCGACCAGGTTGGCCTTGAAGTCGTCGATGTTCTCGACGAGGCCCAGGTCCTCCCAGGCGCGAAACCGGGCGAGCGCCTCGGCCTTCATGACCACCGGCGTGACCACGGCCTGGCCGCTGCCATAGCGGGTGCCATCGTTCGCCAGCTTGTGGCGCGGGTATTTGCGCAGGATGTAGTCGCGCCAGTCGTGGCGAATGAACATCAGCGTGAACAGCGTCTCGCTGTCCAGATAGCTGGTGTCGCTCCCGCCAGCCGAGTTGGTCTTGTAGGTCGTGATCAGGCGCTCGACCTGCATGACGCCGCCGGCATCGACCTTGGTGGTGGCGATGCCGTCGAACAGCAGCAGGTTCCGCTCCTCGTTGGTGAAGCGGTCGGCCGCGGCCGGCGGCAGGCACCAGGCATAGCCCAGGTTCTGGATCGGCCGCGCCGGATCGATCGCGGCGTAGTAGGCGGCGATGGCCATGGTCTCGGCGGCCTTTTCGTAGGCAGGCATGGGCTCGCTGTTCGCCATGACGATGGTCAGGTGCGGGCTGTTGCGGCTGTCGCCCAGCGTACCCAGCGTGCCCTGGGTGCCGCGTGCGGCGGCGAACGCATGCATCTCGATCTCGCGGCCCCAGCCGAACCGGCTGGCCAGCTCGGTCTCCAGTGCCGCCAGGCTAGCCGCGTCGGTGTAGGGCATGCCGATGACCTGGAACCACTCGTCGCCCAGCGCGGCCAGCGCATCGGTGATATCCGGGTTGCCGGTACCGCCGGACAGGGCGGTGATGGTCAGGGTGAGCCCGGTCGGGAGGGCCTGGCCGTCGTAGTAGTTCACCCGCAGATCGAGGGTGTTCCCGGCCTCGCCCTTGTGGCGTGCGGTCACCGTCACGGTGCCCGTGGTGGCGATGGCCGTCACCGGCATATCGACCGCGGCGTTGATGGCGGCCGCCACAGCGGTGGCCACGGAAGCCGGCGTGCTGCCGCTCGGCAGCCCCACGTCGACGCGGCGGCCGGCGATCATCAGGTGCAGGGTGCCGGCTTCCGTCGCAACGGCGCCGAAGGCCAGCGTACCGGTCGCGGCGACGCCCTCGGCGTTGTCGGCCACCGGCATGACCTGCAACTCGGTGAAGGTGTCCTGCGCCAGCACGGCACGCACCATGCCGGCCAGCATCGAGCCAGCACCGAACAGTGCGTCAGCCTGGGCCTCGCTGGTCACGCGCACCAGTTGCTCGGCGGCAGCGGATCCGGCGGCCAGCTTCTGGCCGATCAGCAGCCGCCGGTAGGTGACGGCCTGCGGGCCGCCGACGGCCTTGCTGTTGTCGATCTCGCCGTAGACGCCCGGCTTGCGCAGCGTTCCCGGACCCGGGATGGTGTTGAAGCTGATAGCCATTTAGTTGCCCTCTTCCTGTGCTGCGGCCGGCGTGGCGTCCGGCTTGACCTCGATCACGTCGCCGGCTTTCAGCTTGCGGCGCCAGTAGCTGCTCATCTCGACCGGCTCGCCCTCGGCGGCCAGCGGTCGGTAGTCGGCCGGGTGGCGCACTAGGCGCCCGTCTGCCGGCCTCAGCGTGCGGCAGTCGTTCATTCGTTCAGTCCTGTGAGGTGGGTGTTCGCCCGGTCGGCCGGATCGTCCTGCTCGCCGGCCAGGCTGTAGTCGGTGTGCACCGTGGCCAGATCGTCGAGCGTCTCGTTGAAGTCGGGCCCTGGCTGCTCGTCGAGGTAGTCCGCGTCGAAGATGATGCGGCAGGCGCCGATGACGGTTTTGCCCTGCTCGCGCAGCACCATCTGGGTCTGGCTGTAGCGCAGGTCGCTGGCCGTCCCGTCGAGCGTGTCGTCACGGAGCAGGATGAGCTCTACCTGGCGCGCGATCTCGTCGAGCACGTCGTCGAGCGCCTCGTCTGCTTCGCCCTGTATCTCGACGGCGAGCTGCACCGTGCGCCGGTACTCGCGCGGGGCAGCGTTGTGGATCTCGCCGGCCTCGTCCATGGTGTAAACCGATATCGCCGGCAGCTGGTTGTCCCAGTCGTTGACGATGAACGGCGCCACCCGGCTGGCGTAGACGCTCGCGCCGACGCCGGTGTTGCCCATGAGCAGCTCGACCGCCTTCTTGCGGATTGCTGTGCGCGGATGCGGCACGATCACACCTTCTTCAGAACGATCAGCGCCCCAGCGACGCCGTCAGGCTGCACGTCGCTGATGCGATAGAGTTGGCCGCGCACCCGGACGCGGTCGCGGGGGGTCGGCTCATTCGGCAGGTCGGACAGCCGCACGCCCAGCACCGGGTTGATGCTGGAAACCGGCGCCTGCGTTTCCGGATCGATCTCGATGTGCGCAGAGTCGAACACGGCCTGGGGCAGCCCGACGCCAGGCTCGACCCCATCGGTGAGCCAGTGGACCGAGGGCTCGGAGAACGTGCGAACCGCGACGCCCAGCATCCGGTTGGCCATGCTGCTCCAAGCCATGGCTTAGGCCACCGCGACCGGCGCCGAAACGCCGTTGAGCCGCACCCGGCCGACAGCGGACGGGTTGGCCGCGACCTCGGTGGCCACGCCGACCAGTACCAGGCCAGCCGTTGAAGCGTTGGTCAGGACGCGGGTGCTGGTGTTCATGTAGACCGGGTCGCCGACTGCCCAGGCCTGTGCGCTGGTCTTGTTCAGCGCGAACACGCCGCACAGCTTGAGCACGACGGGATCGCCCGCAGCCTCGGTGGTGGCGGCGACGCCGATGATGCTGCCGACCTTGTAGAGCTCGCCAGAAACAGTGCCGCCGGCAGGCGCCGGCACGGTGATGCAGTCGCCGGGTTGGATGTAGCTTTTCATGATCTCGCCCTCGGAAAGAATGAGGGCCGCCGGGGCGGCCCATCGGATTAAGCACCGGCGTTCTTGTAGGCGCCGCGGTAGTCGATCCAGGCGGCGCCGAACACCAGGCGGGCCTTGATCTCCATGCCATCCACCTCGAAGCCCTCACGGGTTTCGGTGAACACGCCCTGCTCGCCTTCCAGGTAGGCGTATTCGAAGGTGTCCACCACACCCGGCGCTGCGTACAGGTACCACTGGTTGCCGGTGATGCGCGCGTCGACGATCACGGTCAGCGAGGTGTTGCGGCTGTCGTTGATGTCGGTGTTCTTGGCCGGGACGTACTGCGAGCTGGTGAATTGGAAGGCCTCCAGCTCCTTGTCCGGGCCGACCACCAGGAACTCGGGGCCGAGGTTGAGGAAGTGCCCGGCCTTGGATTTCTGCTTGCGCATGGCGGCGCGGGCGGCGGCCAGGGTGGTGGTGTTGATGGCACCGCCGCTGGCGGCAAGGTTGCCGTGGTCAGCATGGAACAGCGCGGTGCCATCCACGAAGTTCGGGTTGCCCAGCAGCAGGTTCCAGACAACATCGGACTCGGTCTGCGCGGCGGCAGCGCCCAGCGCCTGCGGGATGCGGGATGCGGGTCAACGCGGAGAGGTCGTCGTTGACGATCGACTCCCAGGTAACGGCGATGATCTTGCCGAACTTGGCGACCTTGAGCGGCACGCCCTCTTCGCCGAGGGTGCCGTACTTGTACTCGCCGTGCTCGCTGACCTTCTCCAGCGCCGAGATGTCGCCCAGCGCCACTCGGGTGATCTCGCGGAAGTCCGGCACGCTGGTCTGGCGGCCCAGCGGGCGCCAGGTCTGCGGCGCCAGGGCGTAGGCGTCGCGCAGGGTGCGGTTCACGGTGCTGCCGAGCAGCAGCGGGAAATCGCTGGTGGTGTGCATGCCTGCGGCACGAAATGCCTGGCGATCGCAGCCCAGCGCGGCGCGCGCCACTTCCTGCGGGGTCATGCCACGGACGTTGCCGCCGACCATCTCGACGGCCTCGCGGGCCATGTCGATCAGGCGCATGCCGCGGAACTCGCGGGCAGCCTCCTCCAGCTTGATCGCCGGGTTGCAGCGGTGCAGCAGGGCGTTCTGCATCGCAGCACGTTTGGCGCCCACAACCGCCAGGTCGACGGTACTGGTGGTGGTCGGCTGGCTGTTGCGGGTATCGCCCTGCCCGGCTTTTTGACGCTCGGCCAGCTTGTCGATCAGCTCGGCGCTGGCCTGCTCGACCGGTACGCCACGCTCGATCAGGTCCTCGGCGATCTCATCGGCCAAGCCCACCTTGCGCACCATCTGCTTGATGGTCAGGCAGCGCTTGCGTTCGGCCTCTGCCGCTTCACGGCGGATTTCGGCCTGGCGCTGTTCGTCGGCCGCACTGTTCACATCGGGCATATCGGTTTCCTCTTGGGGTTCAGTGGCCACGGCGGCCGGTTGCTCGGCCGGCTGCTCAGCCGCACGGGTCTTGAATTCGGTGGTGAAGCGCTGGCCCTGATAGTCAGCCGGGGTCTTGGCGCTGCGGATCTTGGCGCCGTCGTCGAAGCCGATAGGGACGATGGAGAGCTCCATCGGCTCCCAATCGATTGCCCGGTAGGTCGGCAGCTTGTCGCCCTCTTCCTCGACGACGTCATAGCGGTGCACGGCGTAGCCGACACTGATGTTGCGCAGGATGCCGTCCTTGACGTCGCGGAATACCTCATCGGCGTCCTCGCGCTGACTGAAGCGGACCAGTGCCCGGCCCTCGCCGCCCTCGACCCAGGCGCGCTCGACCACGCCGATCACGTCACGCAATTCCCAGGAACGGTGCACGCCCAGCAGCGGCGCGCCGTTGTTCAGGCGCTCCAGCCGGACAGCGCCTTCGCTGACGTCCAGCTCCTCCATGTAGCTGCCGACGTCCCAGGACCAGCGGCGGCCCTTGGCACCGGTGGTCCAGGTGAGTTCGGCGGTGCGTTGCTCAATGTCCACCGAGCCTGGGCGCACGGCGGCACGCAGGCTGAGCATCGGCGTCTCAAGCGTCTTGCTCGTCGCTTCCGGCATTGTTCTCGCTCTCGTTGGTAGGTTGGGCCGGCGCGGCCGATCCGGGCGACGCGGCCTTGCGCGGGTCGCAGTCGAGGATCAGGCCCTTCTCGTCGAGCAGCCTGTTCGCTTCGGCGATCTGCTCGGCGTGACGGATCGGGTCGGTCACGCCCAGCTCGCGCAGGGCATCCGGCCAGCTGGTCAGGCCGTTGCGGATGCGTTCCTTGACGTTTTCGGTTTCGGCTTTCGGGTCCACCATGTCGCGGCGCGGCGGCACCCACTCGGCGCGCACGTCCTCGAGCACGGCGCCGGGCAGCAGGACCTGCGCCTCCATGAACCAGTGCCAGGTGCGGTCGCACAGCTGCGGGATCAGCATGCGCCACTGCCAGACGTCCACCCGACGGGCGAAGTGCAGCCAGCCCATGCGACCGCTGGAGAAGTTGACCCCCTTGAGGTCGCCGGTCAGCAGTTCGTAGGGGACACCGAGGCCGACAGCGACGGCATGCAGGGCCTGCCAGGAATAGGCCTGGTAGCCGTTGAAGGTCGGCGGCGAGCCGAAGCTGATCTCCTCGCCGATGCCCAGCTCCTGCACGATGCCGGGTTCCATGCGCTCGATCAGCGGCGCCTGGCCCTTCTTTGGGCTGCCCTGCGCCTCGTCCTTGGAGACGAACGCGGCGAAACAGGCAGCGATCTTGGCCTGCTCGATGATCGCGTCTTCCATCTCGTCGAAGTTGCGCAGGCGTTGCAGCACCGGAGCCAGCCAGCTGTAACCGCGCGCCTGCCCAGGGCGTTTCGGCAGGAAGACATGAATCACGTCCTCGGCCGGCACGCGCCTGGAGTCTAGCGACCGCCAGGTGTTGTTCGCGCCCGGGTGCTGGTCGTGGAGCCAATAGGCCACCCGGCGACCCAGCGCATCGAACTCGACGCCCTGGATGATGCGGTTCTGGGTGCCGGCGATGTCGCCGTCCTTGCGCTCGTCGAGGAAGTCCGGCTCCAGCACCTGCAGCTGAACGGGAACCGGCAGGCCGTCCGAGGAGTAGCGGCGGCGGCGGCGGATCAGGCACTCGCCCGCCTCGACCACCGTCTCCATGATCTTGTGCTGCAGGCCGTAGAAGTTCTCCAGGCCGTCGGCATCGCAGGCCAGCGACGCAGCCCATGCGCTCCACAGTTCGCCGAGGCGCTTGTTGCTGCGGTCCGACCTGGCCAGCGGGCGCGGCACGATCCCGGCGCCGACCACGTTGTCGGCGATACCGGTGACGGCCCGCTCGGCGTAGGGGTTGTTGCGACGCTGGTCGCGGGCGCGGTTGCGCAGCCGGGCCAGCGCTGGGGCGTTCTCGGCGTTGGCGTCGGCGCCCGTGCTGCGCCACCCGTCATTGCGCCGGCCCAGCGCAGCACCGTCAAAGCCACGCTCGAGCAGCTCCAGCTTCAACTCGGCCTTGCGGCGCTGCAGTTTCAGCTCGGCGCGCCGCGCGGCCCGCCGGGGGAACAGCGTGTCGTAGATCCCCATGGTCAGTAGCCCTTGCTGAAGCTGGCGTAGCGGCGGCCGCCGTCGTTGTTGCTGTTCAGCCCCAGTTCGGTGGCCATCAGCTTGAGGATGCGCATCATCTCGTCGAGCGACCGGTACTGGACGCTCTTGTCCGCATAGCGGACGGTGAGCGCCCCCTCGGCGATGGCAGCCTGCAGGGCGCTGTACTGCTCCAGGGTGTAGGCCATCAGGTGCGTTTCTCCCAATAGGACGAGCGCCGGCGTGGGCGCTCTTGTTCGTTGCCGACCGCCGCAGAGCCGCCCGGCTCTGGCTCCGCAGCCAAGGCATTGAGATCAAGGCCAAACCGTTGCTGGCTGATGCGCAACGCGGCCAAGGCGTACACGAAGCAATCCAGCGCCTCGTTGCGCCGGTTCTGATTGTCCCAGCGGTACTGCTGCACGCCGCCGACGACCTTGAGCACCTTGCTCTCGGAGGTCAGCTGCTTGACCTCGGTCTCGTCACACACCAGGTCGTTAGCCGGCAGGTGGATCACCTGAGGCTGGGTCTCCCCGATTTGGGACTTCGCCACGTCCAGCGGCAGGCGCAGGCGGCTGTAAATCAACTCCTTGGCGTTGTCAGTGCCGACGGTGGTCAGGTACACGCCTTGCTTGTTGCGCTTCGTGGGGAAGCTAGCGATGGGCTTGCCGTAAACCGGCGCGCCGATGATCGGGATCATCCAGAGCACGCCGTTCTTCTTGCTGTCGTCGCAGACCTGGTCCATGTAGTGGCCGCCAGCGTCCCAGCACCAGCGCTCGACCTTCATCAGCAGACCGTCGGCCCGGGTGAATTGGCGGTGCAGCTCCAGGTCGCGCTTGCGGCGCAGTTCCTCGCCGCCCGGGTCACCCATCAGCACGAAGCGATAAACCAGCCAGCACTCTTCGTTGGGGCCCCAGGCCCAGATCCGACCCTCGTAGCGGTCGTCCTGGGTGTCGCCGCCGCCGGTGAGGGCCACGGCCTGAGCCGGAATTTCGCCCTGCCAGACCTCGCGACGGCCCAGCAGCACGTCCCACTCGACCCGCTCACCCTGGTCTTCCTCCCAGGTCTCGCCAAGGGTGGTGTTGACGAATGTCTTCAGGTCGCTGCGGCTGCCCTTGGCCTGGAGGAAGTCCTGCACGATTCGGCCCCAGGCCACGAAAAAGCTGTAGGCCGTCCAGATGTGGAAGCTGACCGACTCGGGGGTGGGGATCGGCTCGCCCTCGGCATCGAAGAAATCGAAGCCATCCCGTGTCCAGATGCCGGTCTTCTCGCAGACCCAGCGCGCCAAGCGCTGCGCCTCGAGCGCCTCTGGGTAGCGGATCACGCAGCCGGTGGCCTCGCACACGTACCAGGCGTCTTCCGGCTGGTCCGGGTCCCATTTGATGCCGTAGGCGCAGTCCTTGCCGCCCCACTTCAGGTACTGCTCGGCACCGCAGTGCGGGCAAGACACGTGGAAGCGCAGCAGGTGCGGCGATTTCTGAACAGCGCCTTCGATCTGGCAGCCACCCCGGTCGATGGGACCGCGCAGCTTCGGCGTGCTGCCCCTAATCGACTTCGGGAAGGTCGATCCCTCCATCCGCTTGTCGCCCAGGACCAGCGGAGAGCCCTCCTTCTCGATGTCGTGATCGAAGGCCGCCAGCTCGTCGTAGATGACGGTATCGGCTGAGATCGCCCGGTAGTTCTTCGCGGCCTTACCGCCACGGCACCACAGCTGCTTGCCGTGGCTGAATTTCTTGATGTCGAGCGTGTTGTCCCGGTGCTTCTTGCCGTACCAGGGTGCCAGCGCGCGGACGGCGCCGACGTCCCGGATCATTGTCTCGATCTCGGACTTCATGAAGAGGTCGGCGCTGCCGTCGTCTGGCACGAAGAACGCGATGTGCCGGCGCTTGTGCTCGATCTGGTAGGCCGAGGCCGCCAGCAGCATCTTGGAATAGCCGACGCGGGCGGACTTGATCACGTTGACGATCCGGATCTCGTCGTTGCCCATGGCGTTGAGAATTGCCACCTGGTAGGGCAGCGTCTCCCAGCGTCCCTCCTGGTAGGAGGATTCGCTGGATAGGTAGAAGTTGTCATCGGCCCAGGCGACCGGGGTCTGTGGCGCGTCGCGCCGCAGAGACAGCAAGCCGGCCGACATCGCGGCCTGGCAGGCCTCAATCTGCGCTGTCGATAAACTCGTCATGCCACTCCGGTAGGCGATCCGCCGCCTGGGCGATGGTGTTACGCGCCTTGGTCAACTCGCGGCTGATCGAGTCGAGCTGCCCCGGGGTGAGGTCGGGATGGCGGCGGCGCAGCGTCATGACCACCGTGTCGAAGATCGAGCCGGCGGCCGGGATGAATTTGGCGAAAGCGAACGTGATGAAGTCGGCCGGAATCAGCCGCTTCTTGGTCACTTCGTTCTTCAGCTCCTGAGCCTCGGACTGTGCCGCGGTGAGCCGCAGGCGCTCCTGCGTGAGCCGGTATTCGATCAGCGGGTCAATGTCTCCGGAATCGGGGTCCGTTTCCGGTTTGACCTGGGCGTTTCCGAGCCCTCTGAGGTAGCGGATGTACGCCAGCCGGCAGGCGTCCACGTCGAATCCGCCTTTTCCCTTGGAGCCAGGCAGGACGCCGTCTGCAAGGAGATTACGCACCTGGCGATCGCTGAGATCGAGGTGCTTCGCCACTTCGATCTGAGTTGCCATGCGATACCCACCCGGAACCGGAAACGGAAGTCCTGAAAAATGCTCATGTATAGAGCGAGAACGGGGCGCGAATTACCCGCAGCCGCCGGGGGTGCCGGAAGGACCCAAGACGGGGGGGGTCAGCGGTTGGCCGTGGCGAGGGCGTAGTCGAGGGCGCTCTGGAATTCAGCCGCGTAGTTCGCCTTCACCATGTTCTCGGCCACCTGGAAGAACGGGAACTGCACTCGATAGCGAGGCGACCGATCAACGAAGACGAACACCGGGAGTACGGCATCGCCCCATGCCGTACTCCGCCGCTCCCACACCCCCATGGTTCCCTCGATCTCCGCAGCTAAGAAGCGATGGGCGTTGCCCTTCTTGCGGCTGCGCCTGCTGCTGCTCGCGTTGGCCTGGTAGCCGCTGACGGTCTCGGCCGCTCCCAGGCCGGACAGGATCTTCATGATCATGCTGCCCTTCACGTTGCCGTGACTATCCAGCAGGGCGGGCGTGGGCGTGGCGTATTGGCTGGATCGCATGATGCCCCTGGCGATCAGGGCGCGCTCGAACCGCTTATGCCGGCGCGGGCCGCCCTGCACGACGGGCTGCAGGTACCGGTCAGCGGGAATCCCCGAGGACCATTGGTCCTTGAACCAGACGCGGGCCTGCAGGTTCTGCTTGGTCGCTGCCTTCACGTAGAGGCTGTTCAGGGTCTGCTGGATCGGGTTGTCGAGCCGCCTGCGCATGACGCTCAGTTCGCCCTTCTTGATGCGCTGCGCCATGCGCGTGGCCGCCAGCGCCATGGCGAACGGGAGCTGTTTGCTCCCCAGTTCGGAAAACGCCCTGGACAGCTCCTTCAGCTCGGGCCGTGCGTCGATCTTCACTACCATTGAGCATTCCCCGCAGCGCCTTTGCCTGCCTCCAGAGCCGCTCCAGCCTTCGCCGGCATGCAGCGCAGGCCATCAGCTTCCCCTCAGAACAGGAGCCAGATTCCCCCGTGTCTTGAGCAACCCAATGGCCAGCACCCCGTGGATGACGATCATCGGCCAGGCCGCTGGCTGGACCACGAACTGGCCTGTCACGGTCTCCACGCATGTCGTGAGGCAGGCCATCATCACGATGGTGGCCATGATGCTCACGTCGCGGCGGAACCTCGCCCCCTTTCGCTGGTACGTGAACAGCCGGACGAAGGTGATCACGCACAGGCCGAAGGTAATCCACGTCAGCAGGATGCTAGCCATCGGTTTCCCCCTTGGTCACAACCGAGCCGCGGCGCGCCTTGATGGCTGCCAGGGTCGCGGTTACGACACTTGAGGACGCAACGAATGCGGCCGGCCCAGGCAGATCGATCGGGCCGACACCGAATACCGTCATGCCAGATACCACCGGCGCGAACATGTAGCCGACGATCACAGACACGAGGGACAGGGCCACACGGGACAGGATCGAGAGCTCCGCATTGGCGACGAAGTACAGCACCCCGCCGCACAGGGCACCAATGGCCGCCTCACCATTGATCATCAGGCCAGCACCTATCGCGCCGGCAACTACTACTCCGGCTGAACTCGGCTCGGCCATGCATTAACTCCAGAGATATAGGGCACCGCCATCACCGACAGGGGAATGTGACTGGATCGGGCAGCATTCAAAAAATAAGCATATAAGTATTTCCCTTGTTATTTCCTCGGGAAATTTCCTGCCAATACTTATATAAATACTTATAATTACCTCACAAACAGCGAGGCAGTCATGAGCACACCTACTAACGTCCAGATCATCAACGGGCCGGATGGAACTCCGGCCTTCGTGGTCATCCCCTATGCCGACTATGTGGCAACTCACCCACGGGAAGACCTGGTGCCAAACGAGGTTGTCGGCTACATGTTCAAGGATGGGCTCACCCCAGTCGGCGCGTGGCGTAAGCACCTTGGTCTTACCCAAGCTGAAGTAGCCTCGCGCATTGGCATCACTCAGGCCGCATACGCACAGCAGGAGGCAGCAGCCAAGCCCCGCAAGTCCACTCGGGCGAAGATCGCGGAGGCGCTTGGAATCAGCGCTGATCTGCTTGACCTGTGAAACGAAAAAACCCCGGCCAGATCGCTCTGTGCCGGGGTTGCAAACTGTCGTCATCATGCACGCGCAATAGCCACATGATGGCTAAATATTCGGCCAGCCGGCCAAAAGAGTCAAGCCGTCTCGCTCACCAGTTACTCCAGCCTGAACTAAATCAAGGAAATCGGTGTCCAGGCGCAGGGTTGGAGCCGACCTCTCCCACTTCGGTAAGAGCCCGCCCTCCGGCGCATAGGCCGCCACGAAGTTGCAGGCATCTGCAAAGTCCTTTGCAGGTGTCGAGCCGCTATATAGAGATAGGGCTGCTGGGATTTGGGAAGATGAGCATGCTTGGCGTATGCGTGAAGGATTCGTCACGCTTTTCCTGCGGCTGATCTTGGGCGGCCTTGTTCCACTCCCACGGCGGCAGACGCCCGGACTCCGGCAGGGCCCACAGGCCTCGCCTAGCCTTGTGAGCCAACTCCTCGAGTGAGAGGAGCCCTTGGTCGATGTTATGCAAACGACAGGTCCAAGCCGCGCCTAAGCTGACCATTCTGGCATTCACATCGATACCGTTGACATAGACACGCCCAACTGATCGGTCATATTGGTCGTTTGCCAACACTTGTAGCCAAATCTGTCTTCCTAACACCAGGCCACTCAACACCTGCCTGGCGTCGATGCCATAGGGCTGCTTAGGATTGGGTGCCCTCATCTTGGCCAGCTTCACTTTGACATGCTTCTTGGCATCAGTCAGGCAGGTGAAATTAGCGCCATCGCTGACGTCGACCACTTTGCAGAAGGAGGCATCGGCAACAGCGAGCGTGCTGGGAACAGATAGCAACGAAGCTACCAAGAGCTTAAAACGCATCGGATTTCCTCTGGTGCGCGCCGTAAATTCGCAGCGAAATATTAGAAAAATTACTAATTTTCAACCTTAAAACAGCTTGCAAACTTATAATTTTTCTCGATATTTAAGGAATAATACGAAATTAGCATTGCCGCACTGCAAAATGGAATGTCAAAATCAAGCGCCCCAAAAGCCCGCTTGCGGAGGCGCCTACACCGCCTCCACCTCAGCCGCTCAAGAAAACTCTCACGCAGCCCGCTCGACCAGCACTCCCTCGGCCTGAAGTATCTCCTGGGCCTCTACCAACGCTTCGTTCACCATGCTCTCCAACGCCTTGCAGATATCCGCCCGCCAACGTCGGCGAGTGCGTTCAGGCCGCGCCTCAAGATCCCAGGTGTTCATGTCGTAGAAGCTGGTCGACAGCACGATCATGTCGGTCGAGCGCTTGCCGTCCGCCCCCTTCAGCTGCGGGAAAGCCCAGGCAGTGGCTGCTTTGTAGCGGAATAGTTGAGGAGCCGGCGACTCCACCAGCGGCACCAGGCAGCCGATGGCCTCGACCTTGCGAGCCTGGTGCGTGCTGTACTTGGCCACCAGCGCATGCCACAGCCGCGGCGGCAGCTGGCTGTGCAGGCGCGCGTGCACCAGGCAGTCCATGTCCAGCATTTCCCGGGCGCCCAGCACGCTCCCGCCTTTCGCCGACAGATCGCCGGCCTGGTACAGCTTCTGCCAGGCCTGCTTGGCCGTGTTGTCGATGCACTCGGCCGCCAGGCAGCGCACGACGGCGCTCAATACGTCACGGTAAATGGTCACGCTGTTTCCCCCACTTCGAATTCTGAAAAATGCACCCGCGCCGTCACTGGCCACTACTCCCACGCGCCACTTCCGTCCTTGGCCAAGCCATGTAGACGTCGATCGCCTTCCTGGCTTCGTCCAGCCCCCGGCACACCATTGCCAGGTACCCTTCCTGCTCCACCTTCTGTAGGAAGGTCCGCTGCGAGTCCGACACCGACGCATCATGCGGCGGGCTGGCCTTGAACTCGATGTACAGCCCGAAATACCCGCCCCGGGCCATCGGCAGCTTGATGTCGCTCACCCCGGCCTTCAGCTTCGCCGCCACGGCCTTCAGCCGGTGTCCACCGTTGGGGATGTGATAGGCCAGCTCCCAGGCCTCCGGATGCCGCCAGCGCAGCCAGTTGAACAGCGCCGCCTGCTCCATCCCCTCGTAGTCCACCGAGGGCCGACGCCTCGGCGCCACCCGCCTCTTCACTGCCGTCGCGACCATTTACAGCCTCTCTTTTTGGAGTTCTCGAAAATCGCTGCACGCCACGACCGGCGCGGCCTGCGCGTCGAACCTCGAAACGGAAGAAACCGCCACCGTACCGCCGTGAATCGCCGCAAAACCGCGTTCATCCAGCCACGCATGCCAGCGCTTCAGCGCGTCCAGCTTCAGGTCGTCGGCACTGGTGTTGATGTAGGTCTGCGCCGCGAAGCCCATCGCATGGTTCAGCAGCAGCTCGCCGATCAGGTAATCCACGCCCAGCTCGGCCCAACCGGTACGGGCTAGCTTGCGCAGGTCATGGCTCGACCACTGCCCGCCACCCAGGCTGGAGAAGATCGCACTGGCCGTCTTGTCGCCGATCGGCTTGCCGTTCCGCCCGGGGAACAGGCACACCGGATCGCCGCCCTTCGCCTCCTGGATGGCCCGGTACCGGCGCAGCAGCGCACAGGCCTGCTCGGTCAGCGGCAGCACATGCTCGGTCCTGGTCTTGGTGTTCTCCGCCGGGATCAGCCAGACCCGCTCGCTCAGGCTGATATGCCGCCAGCGCGCCATTCGGGTCTCCCCGACCCGAGTGCCATGGGCCAGCATCATCGCCGCCAGCATCCCCTCGAGCGGGGACTGCTCGAAGCGCGCCGCCAGGCTGGCCAGCAGCTGACCGGCATCCATCACATGCAGCCGCGCCGCCTTCGGCTTGATCCGCGCCTGGACGAAGTCCGTAAACTTCACCGAGGCCAGCGGATCCTCGGCGATCAGCTCCAGCCGCAGGGCCTGCTTGAAGGCCATCGTCAGCACCCGCAGGATCAGGCGCACATAGCTCGGCGACAGCGTCTCCTGCAGCGGCCACATCAGCGCCTGGTCTACCGTCGAGCGGTTCAGCGTGACCAGCGGCAGGCTCGACAGGCGCGGCAGCAGATGGCAATCGATGGCCGACTTCACCGACGTCTTGCGCTTGGCCGACAGCTTGCGGTCACGCATCACCCGCTCCCGGTACCACTCCAGCAGCTCGCCCACCGTTGACCAGCAACCCCGACCCACCACCGGCCGCCAGACGCGCCAGCACCTCGGGCAGCACCGCCAGCGCCGCCTTCGTGTTCAGCTCCGGCCAGCCGGCGAACCGCTTCCACTCGCCCGCCGCCCGCACATCCCAGCTCCCCCGGGTCCGCTCCTCGAGGAAGCGCAGGCGCAATGCCGGATGCTGTGCCGCCCGCAGCCGCCCCACCTCAGGCCGCGCCGCCTGCCGCCGGATCTCCGCGTCCGACATCGCCACCGTCAGCGTCATGCTGCTCAATCCACCACCCCCAACTTCCGCAACTGCTCCCAGGTGTCCCGCGCCAGCTCGCGCAGCACGGCCTGCCGTTCCTGCTCACTCATCGAACGCCGCCGCCCCTCCCTTGCTCAGCGCCACCTCAGCCCGCCCAGCCAGCCGACCATCCCGGCGCGCCGCGTCGTACATGGCCCGCAGCTCGTTCAGCGGCTGGTGGCAGTAGCGGCCGTTCTCGCGGGTGAAATTCGTGTAGCCCAGGCGCTGGGCGTGAAACTTGAAATCCGTGTCATGCATCGTGGTTTCCTCGCTTGATCCCCAATTTGGCCAGCAGCGACGCCCGGGCGCCCTGCCCGACCTCTGCCAGCCCTTGCTCGCGCAGCCGCTCCTGCAGCGCCTGCTCGCCAACCCTCTCCGCCCGTTCGGCCGCCGTGCGCGCCCCGTCCCACTCCAGCGCCCGCATGGGCTTGGCCAGCGTCTCGCCGCGCGCCAGGCGGCCCACCAGCTGCGCGTAGGCATTCCCGAACCGGCGGCGCAGAGCATCGGCGCCGCCGGCACCCTGACGCAGCTCCCAGAACCCCACCGCCGCCGCGGCCAGGCGCACCGCCTCATGGCTCCAGCGCCACCCCTCCGGGTTCGCACAGGCCTGCACGGCCTCGCGCCACGCGGCCTCCTCCTCGGGCAGCCCCAGCATCTCGGCGGCCGGCAGGCACCAGGCCACGAACTGGCCGATGCTCGGCGCGAAGGCCGAACCGCTGCGCCGGCACTGCTCGATGCCGAAGCGCACCTGCTCGATCGTGCGGATACCGGAGGCCTGCAGCCCCCTGGTCCAGCTGCGCTTGGCCAGCGCCAGCGCCTTGTCGTCCGGCCACGCCTGACGCCAGGCCGGGAAGATCGCCTGCAGCTGGATGAAAATCATGTCCACCACCGCGGCAGTCTGCTCGTCGACCTCGCCGAGCGGCTGGGCGGAAACCTGCCCGGCCGGGAGCGCATGCCCCGCAGCGAGCCGTGTACCGGTCATGGCGACCACGTTCCCGATCTGGATCACAGGTCGTACTCCGTCATGGTCCGCCAGCTGGGGTCGTGGAAATCCGGCCCGTTGGCGCGGCGCTGGCCGCCTGGGAACGACACCACGGCCGCCGGCCGAACAGCGGCCTGCACCGCATCGCGCTTGACCCAGTTGACCAGGGCCGCCAGCCACTCGCGCTCGGTCTTCGCCAGCCCCTTGGCCTCGTGGTGGATCACGAAGCCGGCGATGGCTTCGCGGTTGAACAGGTCCAGCGACAGACCCGCCATCGCGGCGCGGGCCTTGAGCTGGACTTGGTCGGGAACCCACTCCAGGTGCATCGGGAACAGGCCGGTGACGGGCGCTGCCGGCTCGGCATGTGCGGCCTGGGCAAGCTCCTGCTCCGGCTCGACGGGCGCTGCGTCCTCGCCCGCGGGAGTGAGAGAGGGTTTTACCTCTGTATCTGTTTCTGTATCTGGGGGCGTTTCTGTAACGTTACATACCTGTTTCTTATCGGCCTTCTTCTTCGCACGATGCGCTGCAACCCGCGCCGCGCTTGAGTCGGAGAGGTATTGACGCTTGTCCCAGGCGGTCGGGCGGTTGTCCTCGGTGATCAGCTTCTTGCCCAGCAGAACGGTCTTGGTTGCCGCCCACTCTTCGCTGCTGATGCGAAGCTGAAACGAGATTTCGTCGTCATGTAACGTTACATCGCCGTTACTGCAACGCAGGCACAACAGCATGATGTAGCGGCGCTGATAGGCTTCGCTGAGCATCTGGACCTTGGGGTCGGTGGCGAACTCGCCGTACAGGCGGAACCACTGGTTGGCCATCAGGCGACCCTCCCCGCCAGCTTCTCGCCCAGCAGCGCCAGCCCCTTGCGCGTCACCAGCACCTGCTCGGCCACCTTCTGCTGCCCGGTGTCGTCATCGATGCCCAGCTCCGTCAGCTTGTGCACCAGCACGCCCTGCTCCAGACGCGGCTGATAGGCCAGCCAGCGACTGGAGCCGGTCCGGCGGTAGATCCAGCGGTTCTCCTGCAGCCACTGGAACAGCGCCTTGGGCTGCATGCTGACCTGCTTGGCCGCGTCGGTGATGCAGATCGCCCCGGCGGTCTCGGTCAGCACCTCCAGAGCGCGCACCTTCGGCGCCTGCTCGGCGACCACCAGATGCAGGTGGTTGTTCTGCTCGGCCAGATCGGCCGCCAGGCGCGGCGCCTCGGGCAGCGTTTGCGGAACTGCGGGAGCGTGACATGTCACGCCATAGCTTCCGGTCTTGCGGATGCTCGGCAGCACATCGCCCACCACCCACTCCTCGAAGCGCTCGGCGGACGGAAGCTGGGACTTCATCACCAGGCGGTACAGATCGCGCTCAGGGATGAGAGTCGTCTCCTGCATGCCGCCTGCAGTAAGGAGGCGGCGTTTCACCGCCCCCTTGCAATGATCGGCAACGGCGTCGCGCGCCCGGACATATCCCAATACCCCGGCCACATCCCTCGCCACGAACCACGGCTCTCCATCGACGGTCACGACGCGAACCGCGGCCTTCTCGAAATTGAACAACTGGACTTCTTGGGTCATAATCTCTCCCGCATTGATTTGGCGCCTCAGCGCCGTTGAAGAAGCCGGGCCGTCACCCGGCTTTTTTTTGTCTATCGCCTGCGGAACGCTTGAATCGTTCCCTTCATGGACTTGGGCATGGTTCGACTGGCCAGCTCCTGCTGAAGCCCGTACTTGGCCATTTCAGTCAAACTCAGACCCCGTCTCTCCGCCTCGCGAATCAGTAGCTCCAGGTCTTCGCTGTCGACCAAGTCCTCAAGCTCCATGCCATCGCATTCATTCGGCATAAGCCCTCCTGAGTCCCTGCGCAGTCCCTGCCGGGTCCCTACGCATTCGTTTCAGGCCGCATGGCTGTCGCTTTTAGAATCACTGGCAAGGCTGAGAAGCCAAGACTTCAGGACCTCGCGGGCCAACACGGCCTTGGGCGTCCGATGGATGCGAGCCGCGCAGCGCAAAAGGTCCTCGAACTCGTCGTCCAGAAGGACCTTGGTCTGGTTCACGTGCTTGTGATTGGGGCGAGCCAGATCGCCCATAGGCTTGTATCTGTCTGAGCTGTGGTTCATGGGTGGTTTCCTTGTCGGGAATGGGTTATGCGGCCTCTGGACGAGGTATGTCAGAGCAGAGCTCCCACGCTTGGATCGCTCCGCGTGTTTTTTCTTGCGCACGAAAAGCAACCGCAGCGCTCATGCGGCACGCGCCAGAAAGCCACTGCGAAACAGCGGGCTGAGTAACGCCAAGCTCTTTCGCCGTTTTCATCTGGTCGCCGAAGTGAGCTACCAGTCGCTCAATCGGTGTTTTCATTTTTCACGCCCTTAATAAGCCTGCTTATATATTGGCAATAAGCAGCCTTATTTGCAAGCGCATAAGCTCACTTATACATTTGCAGCCATGAACCTATCTCAGCGCATGAAGGCGGCCCGAAAGCACGCCGGACTTACTCAAAAACAGCTTGCAGAAGCGGCAAGCGTCGAGCAGCCCCTGATTTCTCAGCTTGAAACAGGGAAGACGCTCAAGAGCGCCCATATCGCCCAACTGGCAAAGGCATGCGGCGTCAGCGCTATATGGCTGGCCAGCGGCGAGGGAGAGATGCTGCCTGGAGACGCGAGCAATGAGTCGAATGTCGGGCCAGGCCAGCGCCTCCCCACAGCCGATAACCACAAAGAGGCCGCTGCGTCCAAGGTGCTAGAGATGCTGCAGCGGCACGGGAAAGGCCTGAGTGCGGCCGTCAGAAAGCAGATCGTAGATGCCGTTGCGGACTCCATGGCCGAGTCAGAGCCTCCGGCCAACCAGCCAAGCGACGTGATCATCGCCGACTTCCTGCCCCCTGCCCCGGCCGGTGATGCGATTCGCATCGCGCACTACGACGTCCGGACAGCTCTCGGCAGCGGGCAACTGGTCCCGGACTACCCCGAAATAATGCCGGATCTGGTCGTTAGCAAGCAGCACTTGCAGGAACTGGGCGTCATCTACAAAGACCCATCCCACCTCAAGATGCTGACCGGCTACGGCCAATCCATGGCGCCCACAATCCAGCACCTGGACCCAATGATCGTCGATGTGAGCATCCGCGAGTTCGAGGGTGACGGGATCTACTCATTCGTCTGGCAGGGTCATTTCTACACCAAGCGCTTGCAGATAGCCGACGCGGAGCATTTCGAAATGATCTCGGACAATCCGAATCACAAGGACCGGCTGATCCGGATCGACGACACCTACATCCAGGCCCGCGTCCTGCTGGTCTGGAACGCCAAGAAGCTATGAGGCGCCTGCCCGCCGGGCGGGGTCAGGGTGTAGCCCACTCAGTACAACCACTCTCTACGCAAGGAAGCCCCATGCGCTCCAAGCTGTTCGCAGCCCTGCTGCTCGTCCTCGCCTCCCCGCTTGCCTTAGCTCTCCAGTCCGTTGAAGCACCGCGCACCTTCCGCGAGGCCAAGGAGATAGCCTGGAAGATCTACGCCGAGCGCCCAGTGGACTTCTACTGCGGCTGCAAGTACGAAGGGAACCGCATCGACCTGAAGAGCTGCGGCTACTCAGTCCGGAAAGACGCGAACCGAGCCGGCCGCGTCGAGTGGGAGCACGTCGTCCCAGCCTGGGTAATCGGCCACCAGCGCCAATGCTGGCAGAAAGGCGGCCGGGATAACTGCACAGATAACGACCCGGCCTTCGCAGCCGCCGAGGCGGACCTGCACAACCTGGTGCCCAGCGTCGGCGAGGTGAATGGCGATCGCTCAAACTTCGCCTTGGGCATGGTCACGGACAAGCCGACCCAGTACGGCCAATGCCAGATGGTGGTGAACTTCAAGGAGAAGACCGCCATGCCGCCGGTTGAGGCACGCGGCCCCGCAGCGCGGATCTACCTCTACATGGCCGACCGCTACAAGCTGCGCCTCTCCAGCCAGGACCGCCGCACCTATGAGGCCTGGAACCGCCAGTACCCGGTCAACGAGTGGGAGCAGTGGCGCAACCAGAAAACCGCCTGTGCCATGGGCTGGGCCAATCCCTATGTTGGGCCGGTCGATTTTTCCCGCTGCCAAGGCATCACGAGCCAGAAGGCCGCCCCAATCAAGACAGCGGCTCAGGCGACCAGCAGCAGCTCGGCCTACAACTGCTCTGCGAAGAAAACCTGCGGGCAGATGGCGAGCTGCGAAGAGGCTCAGTACCACCTGAACGAGTGCGGGAATGGGCGGCTTGATTCAAATGGTGATGGGGTGCCTTGCGAGAGCCTATGCAGATAATGATTCACTGATCACAAGGAAGAACCCCATGGGGCAAGGAATGCTCACTCTCAATTATCGCATTAGCCAGAAGATCTCCTTGGTCATCGGTTTCGCTACTTGCTCGCAAGATATCCCACATTACCCCCTCGAAAAAGATATTGGCGTTAAGGCCCTCAATACAATCTTCGCACTTAATCAAGTAAAGCAAGGCATCTACTTCCATCGAGCAGTGCCGCGTAGAGTGGGGCTAGCCGAAAAGCACTGCATTGAAAGCCATATTAATCTTTTATCCTAATAACCAAACTGCCAACCACGCCAGGAAAAACCTGATGGACCTACAGTATCTGCCATTCAGCAAAATAAATTTTGATGATGTTTTTTTCGACTCTTTAAAAGAAGACTATCGAGAGATTGGCGCTTGGTTTGAAAAAAAATCAAAAAGTGGAGATCGTGCTTATGTATTTTTTGGCAGCGATGACGAAATAGACGGCTTCCTGTATCTGAAGATGGAAAGCGGCACTGTAGACGATATTAGCCCTTTGCTTCCAAATGGAAGCCATCTAAAAATAGGGACATTCAAAATCAACGCTCACGGAACAAAGCTAGGTGAGCGATTTATAAAAAAATCTTCGACCACATGCTAAATGAAAATGCTGACGACGCATATGTCACCGTTTTCGAAAAGCACACAGGCCTAATTTCGCTATTTGAGAGATACGGATTCACAAGGCACGGGAGCAAAACCACTCAAAATGGAATTGAATGGGTGCTAGTAAAAAAGCTCACGCACATAGAAACAGATCCAATAAGGAGATTTCCAGCAGTACTCGGCGGAGGAACCGACAAGTATTTATTAGCGATATACCCTGAGTTCCATACTCGGCTTTTCCCAGACTCAATCCTAAGGAATGAGGATGCGGAATTGATTGTACGCGATATATCTCACACGAACAGCATTCACAAAGTTTATATCTGCGCCATGCCAAAAGTTATGGAGATGCAGTGCGGAGATATACTGGTAATTTATAGAACTGGAGACGGCCAAGGTGCCGCCAGGTTCCGCGCAGTAGCAACCTCAATCTGCGTGGTTGAAGAGACAAGAAATATAGTTGAATTTTCATCCCTTGATGACTTCCTACGCTATTGCGAGCCGCACAGCGTATTCTCCAAAGAAGAGCTAATTGAATTCTACCAAAGGCGCAAATATCCATATATAATTAAATTTATGTACAATATCGCCTTTTCAAGGCGTCCAAACAGAGGGCGCCTAATTGACGAGATTGGACTAAACGAAAGTGAGAGATGGGGATGCCTTCGCCTGACCAATGATCAGTTCAAGGCAATCGCGCAAATGGGGAGCGTCCATGAAAGTCTTATTATCGATTAAGCCGGAGTATGCTGAAAAAATATTCCAGAGAGAGAAGCGCTTCGAGTTCAGAAAGTCCGTATTCAAAAATAAAGAAGTCAAGAGCGTAGTGATTTACGCCACAATGCCTATCGGAAAGATCGTAGGGGAATTCGAGATTGATGGGATAATTGAAGGCGCGCCATCCTGCGTATGGGAAGAAACAAAAGGATTCGCAGGAATAAGCCTGAATTTCTTCAGTTCATATTTTTCTGGAAGAAATAAAGCTTTCGCAATCAAGGTTGGCGAGGTAATGAAGTATGATAATCCGCTGGACTTAGATGATTTAGCCCCCGGACTGACAGCCCCTCAGTCATTCAGATATATTATGTAGCGACGCACTTACCCAAAGCCCCGCCCGCCCCGCGCGGGGCTTTTCGTTTCAGATCCTCAGTGCCAGCCCTCACGCTTTGAGCCACACATTCTGCAGATACTATAGGGCCCATATCGCCCATCTTTATGGCTCATCGGGCCCCCGCAGTTAAGACAACCTCCATCTACTTCGCCGGACTCCCAGCGATAAAGTTGCCAAAGACGCCACGGCCCGAAAGAAGCACCGAATATAACCAGCCCCATGGCAGGCCAGCGAAGTGCATACCAAAACCCTCCCAGCATGACAGAAACCGGGGGGCCTGCAGGAGTTTCCTCTTGGCCAAAAGTGACCGCAAGAAAGATACCTAAAGCAATCATTCCCACAGGCACAGACAACTGCCTGATTAATCTCTCGATAGCCGTTATATTGATATCCACTTCATATTCTCCAATCCATCTGATCTTTCCGCCTCACCCCTTCGCGCACTCCCTCAGCCTCGCTCGCAGCCACTCACTTTCCTGCTCGGCAAGCCGAGCCCGAACGCGCCGCTGGTAAATCGCCAGGCGCTTTCTCCTCTCGCGGGGTGTGAACCCGTCCCAGCCATCAAACAGCCCATCGTCGTCGACAGTATCCAGATCCGGGCCATGACCTTGCTGCCCAGCCCCAGGCCTGACTGCCAGGTATCCCCCCACGGCAAGTAGGCAACCGGCGAGCAGAAGAGAAAGGATTGAGTTGATCATCATCGGCGCCCTCCTTGGCAGAATCGATTAACCCAAGGTAGCAGTTGCTCGGGGCTGTGCCATAGCGAGCGCTGAAGATGCCGCCTGGTTCACGCCCTGCGGCCGTCCGCAGCTACTCCCTTCCTACTCGCACCGTCAGAATTGGGCTTCGCCGCCGTCGACCATCTCGAACTCCCGATCATCTGCCGGGGCATCATCGTCCGTTTGGCGCTCCCACTTCAGCGTTACGCTGCCGTCGTCACTGAATGCCATCTCCAGGCCATCCGTCTCGGCCAGCAGTTCCATCACCTCATCCCACGTATCGTCAGGATCGGTGGCTAGCCGGTGAATTGTCACCTGCCGCTCCAGCTGCGCCTTCGGCGTATTGATCATCGACGAAACCCGTAGCCCCAATCTCTCCAGCGGAGTGAGTTCTTGGGGCTGCTGCTGGGCTTTCCGCTTAGCTTTGGCCAT